TGGTAAAATTGCTGATACACCCTTCTGCACAATTAATGATCCAAATTTATCAAGATATAACTTATCAATTCTACCTAAGTAATACTCATATCCAACTAAAGAACTTTCATTTGGTGATAAAAGTAAACTTGGAACTGCATCGAAGTTTCTAGAGGTAAAGTCAAATGGTGAAGATGATGCACCAGCAACAGTAAAAGCAGATACTCTTGGTCTAAAATCTAAAGTATCCGAAGCTCTTACTCTTCTAGGTCCAATATATGGAATATCTCCTGAAAATCTTTCTTTATCGTAACTTAAAACAGTAAATACATCTCCATTATCGGGTGAAGGTATTGTATAGTGGTCAAATACTACCAATAATCTTTTGGATGGTGCCGAAGAATTGCTATTTCTAATAATTCTTGAGTAATCATAATATTGATCTCTCTGACCCTTATCTAAATTATAAGAATTTGTAATGTCTCTATATTTTCCTAAAGTAATTGATTGAATATCTGTAGTTATATTTGATTCTTCAAACAATACAGATTCACCTTCCAAAAATCTATCTGTATTTAAATATACAATTCCTAAAACATTTGTTGATATTGATGTAACAACTCTAGCAATTGCTTTAGATGCATTACCAATTATATTTTCCCCAATTATTGCATTTGTAGTGACATTTGCAGTTGAAGTAAACTCAACTTGATCCAAAACTGGATCCGATGCATTTAAGGATTCGTAAACTGCCAGAACTTTTACTACATCTGGATAATTTAGTGATATTTCCTCATCCTGAACTCTTAATCCATAATATTGATTATATGTGAGTCCATCATTAATTGATGAACTAATACCACTTCCTGACTGAGAATACTTCGATAGATTTACATTAATAGTCCGACTTCTACTATATTGTTTTAATTTACTCTGAATACCATTTTTAATTAGAGTGGCATTAACAACAGCATTACTCCCATTAGTCAAACCTCTGAAAGTAACCTCGTTTGTACCTGCATTGAGTGAGAATGAATCTGAAGTTACTGTGCCAATTCCACCTCCAGTATAATGTATAGAATATCTTTCTTCATCAAATGCTGCAAAAAATGCACTTGAAATTCCAGTAAAATCTGAAGTAGCAATAGTTAATGAATTTCCCGATATTGTTTCACCAGTTAATTGAGCAGAAACAGTCAATAAAGAATTTGAAAGATTTACTGAGGAAATATTTAAATCTGGCAATTCCGCATACAAATATCCAGAATCTTGATTTCTTATAATCGGAGCGCCAATTGTGATTGGAATGCTTGTTCCATTTACAACTGATCCGACATAAACACCAGAAACATCTGGAGTAATTGCAGCAATAGTTAAAGTTCTTCCATCGGTAGAAACTCCAGTTACTCTATTATAGGTTTCAGTAGTAACACCAGAGGTTATTGTGTTATATCTAATAATTGTATCGGTCTTTATTCCAGTAAACACTTTACCTGGACTTACTAATGTAGTTGCACTAGTAATATTTGCAATAACTACTCCATTTGGCAATGAGAACTTCTCAAGTGCGCAATTTGCGGTAAATGTTGGATACCCACTTATTCCAGTTTGCCTAACTGATTTAATATCCTGAGTTCCAAAAGAATTTACTCTGGTAATTGTTCTTGGAAAATCAATACCATTAATAATTAATTGTTCTCCAACAGAGAACGTTCCTGAAGTTTGACTTAAAGTAATTGTAGTAGATCCGTTACCACCAGGAGAAACTGCGTATCCACTAGCACCACTACTCTTACCCTTTACAAACGATGCTATGGGTAATTGTGCATTTGTTATGGAATGGTTTAATATTAATGTTGTATAAGTTTGTATATCATAAAGATATAAATTCCAATTAGTAGATGCTCCAGTATATGCGGAATCAGTCAAACTAAAATTATATACTCTAGCAGCACCAATTGTAGTCCCTGCACCGGCAAATTGGGAGTATAATTGTATTGCATATCTCTGTGCTGGGGCACCAGACACATTATTAACTCTAATAGCATTTCCCATTTCAAATGGAATATTCACATTTGATACTGATCTAGTATCCCTAGGTTTTTCTACATCTAAAATTGTTGTTGAAATATTCTCAACGTCATATCCCCTTACATATGCTTTTCCTGGAGATACCTTTACGCACATTAAATCTTCAGAAGGTGTATTTCCTTGGTCTGTTTTTTCGGTATTAAAAAACAGACCATTACTACCCAATCTATTGTTTAATGAATTATGTACTGATGGATTAAATGGTTCTACGGAATAATTCCCAGATTCATCATATGTTCTTTCTGCCAAATAATCACGAATTAAATTATATGATGTTTTTGTATCAATTTTTTTAATTTTCCCATTTTGAACTCTTAATAGTTCGACAAAATCAGTATCATTATTAATATCTGATAATAATTTTTTAGTTAAAGTTAAATTAATTTTAAATCTATCTGCTCCTGGAGCAGCATAGTTTGTAAAACCTTTGGCATTATCATATAAGGTACTATCATCCTTTGCATTAATTATTAGTTCATCAACTTTTAATCCAACTCTATATGATGGAGTATTTGTATAATTATCTAAAATTAAAGTTTGCTTAGAAACATTTACAAAATAACCTCTAATGAAGTATACACCATCTCCAATAAATGCTGCAGATCCTATAGATGTCGCATTTAATGAAATTAATGATGCAAAGGGAGTTCCTGCATTAATTGTAGTATTGCCATAGGTTATGTTTTCTTCGGCAATTAATGATTCACCATCTACAAATTGGTTGAATTGGAAATTATTATCCGAATCTAAGTATTTTACATATAGTGTTAAGTCTTGTACATTAATATCATCCGGAAATGCAATATATTGAATTGTTGCAGTTGTCCCTGATATTTGTCCAACTATTTTTTTACCAATAAAATTATTGATATAAAGTGAAATATCAATTCCAAAAATAGTTGGATTAAGTTTTACTGAATAAAACTGCCCATCATACGCAATGTTACCTGGGATCACCATTGATCCTTCTTTAAACAGATGACTTCCAAAAGATTCTACTTGATTTTGTAGAATAGATTGTAAAGTTGTCAGTTCCCTTGCTTGAACTGGACGCCCTGGATTAAATAAGACTTTATAAAAATTCTTTTCAGAATCAAAATCATCATAATATGGACTAATGTTTAAATCTGTTTTTTGTGCCATTTTTGTTAGAATTCCAGAATAATTTTAACGTCTTCTTTTTGTCTGATGTCTCTTTCCACCAGGGGTCTATTGTCAATATAAATTATATCTCCTGTCTTTTTATTTATCTCTGGATTTGCAAGTCCTCCAGTAAATGTTACTCCCAAATCTATAACTTTACTTCCAACTGTAACTTTATTGGTATTTGGAAATGATGTATCAATAGATCCAGTAATTGGTGATATAGTACTTGCGGAAGATTCAAATTCATATATTTTAGAATCTTCATTGACTGAATCGTAATCAGTTTGGTCAAAGTTATTTCCAAAATATAAGGATCTATCTCTAAAATACTTCAATACCTTAGTTTCACTATCGTATGATGCTACATATCCTTTTGCAATTTTTCCATCTGTTCTTGTTTGTGTTATTTCTCCCCCGATAGTAGGAGTCCCACTAAATCCCGCAGTAAGTTTTATCGCATAAAGTGATGAATATTGATTTTCGGTAAAAATGACATCAGAAGTAAAAGTAGTTGGATTTTTTATAATTCCAACTTGAGCAAATTGAGTATCTGTTGGAAAATCTTTAGTTGAATCATCAAATCTAGCATATACCAATACTTTATCAGTACCTAATTCTGAATAGATATCATATCCATGCCCTTTAGATGGTGGAATAATTGGTATTAATTTTGCTGCTGGATTGAGATTTCCTCCTGCAGGTTGAAGGGATTTTAAATCAACTACTCCCCAAGTATATCCACTACCACCAGAAGTAACAACAGCAGAAGTTATTACTCCATTAGTATTAACATTAACTAATACTTTACCACCAGAACCATCACCAAGAATATCAACAGATCCTGACTTATATGATAATCCACCATTTTCAATATATACTTTTTTAATTTGATTTAAATTTATATCAGAATCTCCTGCTTCTCTAACAGAAACAATTTGAGAATCTTGTGATGTTGCCCAATCATTGGGAACCACGACGTACTCAGTTGAATCAAACTTTATAACATCACTTGGAGAAACTGAAAAAAGATATTTCCAAATATATCCATCTCCACTTACTCCCGCAGCAGATGGTTCTAAATCTGTAAAAGTCGGTTCATCTTGAGATTTATTTCCTTTTGGAATTTGTCCAGAAGAACCATTATCAATGCAAATATAAACTCTATAATCGCTATTAATTACATAATAATTTGAATCATATAATCTGCTTAAATTTGAGTTTGGTGCTGGATTTGAAATACTATAGTCATGTCTATACATATCATACGACGTATTTGAAGTCCAAGTAACCTTCCTTATAAGTCTTCTGATATTACTACTAGTAATTTTTTTGCCAAATAGGGCAGTATCTCTATAATGTCCAGAATACTGAAGATTATCAGTTGGACTTGGTGTATTAGAATCCCAATTGGTAGTTCTTCCAAATCCAACTGTTCCTGGTGCCGGATTGACTAGTCCCAAAAAGACATAATATGAATTATTATCAGACACTACTGAATCTACGAAATTGCTCGCATTCACTATTCTAAATTGGTCTGTTACGACTGCTGCCATATTAATAGTTTTTTAGATATTTATAAGAGTACTTTGGGAAGTGCTCCAGTACCTCTTAAACCAACTCCCTGTTCAGGAGTACTTCTTCTTTGAATTGTTGGAAATGTTGATAGTCCAACATCTATAGTATTTCCAGAAACTCCTATTGAAATTGGAGAACTTGACCTTGATCCAACACTCAACTTGCCCCAAGAGAATTTTCCTACTGCATTTGAGGTGCTACCAGTAGATGCAAGTCCGACCACAGATGTATTTGATTTTATGTTACATGTAATAATTCCAGTAGTACCAGTTGAAGAAATCTGATGAACATAATAAATGTTATCCAAGAATGTGGAACCAATTCCAACTACAGATGAATCGGAACTATCAATAGAAGTTACTCCCC